CACAAGCAAAGAATTCAAAAAATTGATGAAGTACATAAACAAAGAATGCAAAAAATAAATGAAAATTTTGAAAAAGAAAAAGAGCGAAAAAAGGACTTGAAATTTAACAAATTTCAAACAACTTCACATGAAATTTTTACCATAAAAACTCCAGAGAATGAAGATGTTGAGGTTGAATTAGCTTGCACGGCTGGATTAATTCAAACTAGCCAAATTGATTATGGAGAGTTTGTTAAGAAAGAATTTTTATACAAATGTTTTCCAGTAACTTGGAACGATTTTTTAAAGCTTAACAAGTATGAAAAAATATTGGCATATACAGTTAAAGATTGTAATGATATTGGATTGTTAAAAGAGGTTTATGAGCAAATGTTCAAATATTTAAAATGGCAAAGTGAGCTTCCTGAATATCTTAAAAAAGATATACGATCTAGAAAAAGATATTTACACGAATTTTCAAATCCCGTTCAAATAAAAAGCAAATTAAGCTTAAAGGCTTATCGCTACTATATCAACTTCTTTTTAAATGAAATACCAGAAGGAAGCTATTTTCCTATGCAAATAATGCATAGGGGTGATGAGTTGAGCGAAGCTTTATATAATACTTATTTTTTAAAAGATGATGAAAGTATAGATATGTATTATCCACCAAATTTTTATGGAGACACATCAAGTTTTGACATAGTAGAACCTAGATTTTTTAACAGTAGGGAATATTATAAAAATTACAAACCTTTTAATCGTTTTGATTTAAAGCCACACTCTGATTACGACTTTAATATTCCAAAATATATAGTAAAGCATTATTTGGATATGAAAACCATTGTTAAAGAAGATGAACATCATAAACGAATTTTTTGTTAGTTTTATTTTAATAAAGTTATATTTTAAGTTTAAGGTTTGTAGAAAAATAAAATTTCCACTTTTATGGAAGTTTTATTTTTCCAAATGGAAATTTTATTTTTCCGCCGACAGCAGTATCAATTGTCAAAAGTTATAGAAAGTGGTAAAGAAAGAGAAGCTTTAATAGAGTATTTAAAAACAAATGGTTTAAAAGTACCATCTAATACAAATATAATTAAAAGTAAAGATAAAGGTATAACAATAGGTGGAACTCATTATAGTGCTAATATAACTCAAAATTCTACTAATGAATACAATATTACCTTAAAAACAAGATCTTTACTTGGAGATATGATTATGCTTCATAAAGATAAGGGTGCTTGGTATTTTTCTGTGCTTAGCGTAGGTTTTGGTATTACTTTATTTATGCTTTATATTTCAGGGCTTATGATTACTTTGTTTGCAAATAAAAAAGATAGAAGTAAACAATTTGCAGTTCTTGGAGTAGGGGTTGTTGTAACTTTGCTTTTGGCTTATCTTAGCCTTTGA